TTGGAGGGTCTGGCTGATTTTTTCGCCTAAGTATTGCAAGAGAGGATCTTGAATCTTATTTCCGTATCAATTTTGCTCTCATGCAATACCATAAATATAGCTTGACGGAACTTGAAAATATGTTGCCTTGGGAAAGAGAGATTTACATCGCTCTTCTTACGGAATATATTGAAAAAGAAAATTTAAAGAGACAACAAGCAGAGGGTGCTGGACAGTATGGCTGAAGAAAATAAAAAAATAGATATAAACAGTTTCTTTGAACGAAATGAAGAAGTTGGTGGTATAGCTGGCAAAGCTTTAGAACAATCTAAACTTAATGCAAATACAATACAAGCAAATCAAAAACTGATTAATAGTTTATCGGTTACGATTGAGGCAATGAGAACTGAAATTCGGGACATTGCAAATTATATTGTGATAGAGAATAAACTTGAAAAAGATAAAAAAGAAGATGAAAAATTTCAAGCTGAGGACGCAAAACAGAAAAAAGAACTAAAAGATCAACTTCTCGCTGCTGGAAAACAAGGCCCAAAAGGAGACAAAGGAGATCCATCTCCGCAAGGAGAAACAAAATCAGGTGGTGGTAATTTACTCGGTGGAATTTTAAGAGCTCTTGTGGTTGGTGGAACAGCGATTGCGGCTGCTAAATTTTTAGCACCAGTTCTTTTGCCTATCATCACTAAAACTTTATTTCCAGCAATAGCGGGATTAGCAGGTAACGCTATTTCTGGAACTTTGGCATTCATCGGTGCTAATATTGGAAAAATTCTTATAGGATTAGGATCCGCCAGTATTTTAGGATTTACACTTTCACCATTAATGAAACCAGTGAGAGATGGTGTTGTAGATTTATTTAATAACGCTGGTAAGTTTGTTGGAGATAAACTTAAATCACTTTTTTCTGCATCTGCTGGCGAAAAAATTTCTGATTCCAATATGAGTTTTTCACCCTCTGGTGGAGGTGGAGGTGGATCTGCACTTGCAGGGAAAAAAATCGAGGTAAAAAATTTAAAGAATAAACAAGAAGAAAAACAACAAAAGAAAGAAGTAAGGCTTCAGAAGAAAGGTAAAGTCACACCAAAACCAGCTATGGAAGTTGGTAAATTTAAACCAGCACCACCAGAAAAACCAAAAGGATTTAAAAGATTTCTTGCTGGTGTTGGTGATTTTGCAACTGGTGGTCGATTTGATCTTGATAAGAGAGGATCATCTATAACTGATAAATTAAATCCTTCGGCATCAATTATGAATGCTGTAGTACCACCAAAACCTGATAATTCAGCAGTTGCCCCAGCAAACCCACCAAATACCTCACAGGTCATCATAAGGCCAACTTCACCAACGATACCTTTTATTAAGACTGTTAAAAATCAATATCTATCCACAAATCCAAATACAAATAAATTACCACCCGAAATTGCTAGACTTATACAATAATGGCTGAATCACAGTTTCTTATCACTAAATGTCTTTTACGACCTACAGAGGGATCTTCTTTAGATGAAGATTACGATATCGTTCGTGGTAATCCAATCATTAATTACTTTGAAAGTATTGAGAGTCCATCAATTTCAATGACGATTACTTTTATTGATGTGGATCAGGTGTTGGGTCGAAAGGGAATTACAGGTGGAGAATTTATAAATCTAACAATTAAAGATGGAGATGTAGATAAGTTTAAAATCACAGATAATCACAAGATGATGTTAAATTCAGTTAGAAACATGACGACTGAAACAAATAAACAGTTTGCAACTTTAGAATTTATTTCGGTTGAAACAATTGTAAATGAAACTGCTCGATTAAATAAAAAATTTAAAGGAAATGTTTCACAAACTGTTGAGGAAATATTGGTAAATGATATAAAAGGAATTCAAACAAAGAAAAAATTAGAAAAAGATCAAGCTGCTAATTCTTATGCGTTTGTGGGTAATTTAAAGAGACCAATTGATACAATACAATGGTTGTGTCCAAAAACACAATCATCTACGACAGATTTTGGATTTTTATTTTATGAAGATTTAGATGGTTTTCATTTTAAATCAATTGAAAATTTATTGAAACAAGATCCAATAGAATATACATATACTGATAAACCAGATGACCCTGACATCGGGCCTTTTAAAATTTTACAAAACCAAGTTAATCAAACAAATGATATTGGTATGAATTGCCGAATGGGTATGTACTCTAATAAAACAATATACGTTGATATTGAAAATCAGGGAGCAGAGGTTGTTGATTTTAACCTTAATAAAGATTTAAAACCAAAGAAACCAGTTAAACTACCGAATAAATTAGAGGATAACCCAACTCGATTAATGCTTCGTGTTAATGATTTTGGAGTTGCACAAGTTGGATCAGCAAAGTCCGAAACTGTACCAGCAAGTGAGCTTGCCGTTTATCAAAATAAATCCTATATTAGAAATAACTTATTATTCTCTCAATCATTTAGTATTGCAATTCCATTGAACACCACATTGAGAGTTGGAAAAACAATTAAAATTAAATTACCTCTCAAAAAAGATGAAGGAGATTCAACAAATAATACAGGAAATGATAAAACTAATGATCCGAGTGGAACATATTTAATATCTGAATTAAGGCATGTAATGGGAGCTGGTGCATCAGAAACGCAACTGACTCTAATTCGTGATACCTTTACCGCTTAAATAGTAAAAAAGAACTAATCTTATGAAATCAATCGAAGACCATATGGAACACGATAAGAAAATTATCGATGACCCACAAGCAAACCCAGCAGCGAGAAGACACGCTAAGGAAGAGTTACATGAACTCGAAGAGTATGCAGAACATCATAAGGTTAGAATTATTTTGTGACAATCACCCAGATGAACCAGAGTGTTTAATCTATGACGATTAATTAAATGTATAATCCAGCAGCTAGTAACTTTATAGGAAGAGACCCTATGGTATGGTGGATCGGTCAAGTTGTCGATCCAGAGAAAGGAAAGTGGGGAGATTCTCAAGAAAGAAAACAAGGTGAAGATGGAAAAGATGTTTATTCACATCGAGTTCGTGTTCGTATTGTGGGATATCATGGTGGTGATGCTGATTTACCAGATGAAGATCTACCAATGGCGCATGTTCTGATGCCGCCTGGTGTCTCAAGCACTGGTGGTCGAGGTAAAACCATGAACTATCAAGGTGGTGAAGTTGTTGTTGGATTTTTCTTTGATGGTGATGATGCACAACAACCAGTAATATTTGGAACTTTATTCAAACAAGCCTTTGTTGAGGATCGATTAACGAACGGACAGTTCAATGCGTTTAAACAAACAGACTTTACACCATACACACCACCACAAGTGGCACAGTCTGCTGGTTTCGATAAAGTACAGAAAAAATCTAATTGGGGCAGACAATTTCGCACATTTGCCTCAGTCGTTGGCGGTGCTGTTGTAGCTAAGAAACTCATTGGACAGGAAGTAGTTAATAAAGATACAGACGTTACAGTTGAGAACGCTACTGCGTGTGAAGATAATGAAATATCAAAAATAAAAAACGCATTGAAAGCTTTTACTAAAGAAATGAACGGTGTTGAAGATATTGGAGATTTAACTATTGATCCGATGTACGGTGGCGTTTTTAATAAAGCAGAGGAGATAAAATTAACCTCAATCAAGGTTCATAATTCGATGTCAAAGTTGTTACGTCGTGGTCGTTCATTTGTAATACAAGATGCGATGGATAAATTATCTTTAAAATTAAAAGATAAAACTCCAATAACTTTACAATCAGGCGTAGCAGAAGCTTCTAAGAATTTAAATGATATATTATTTTGTAATTTTGAAAAAATTAACGAACAGTTAAAGGATTATCTCAATAAGAGTTTAGAGAATATGTTAGGGAAAGTGTTAGACGTTCCTCTTTGCGCTGTTGAGAGTTTTTTAGGCGATATGTTTGGTCAGATTAATAATATCATGGATACAGTCATGGGAGATACTTTTGCTCAATTAAATAATATTACAGGTGGTGGTATCGGTGCTCCAAGTGCAACATTCTCAAAAGCTATTAAGTTTGCAAATATTGTTTCTAATACTCTTGAGTGTGATGGACAGAATTGCCCACCAACTAATAGCACATTCACAGGAAAAGGTGGAGTTGCAAAAGATGTAGAGGATGCATTTGGTAATATACTTGACATTGCTGGGATAGGTGCTCTTAAAAATGCAGCAGGGGGTCTAACTGATATGGTAGATGGTTTGATTCCAGATATCAGTGCCCCATCAATTCCAAAAATTGATTGTAAAACTAATGTTCTTAAATGTGGCCCACCAAGAGTTGATTTTATTGGCAACTTTAATGGTAAAGGTGCAAGTGGTGAAGCGATTGTAAATACACTTGGACAGGTGATTGGTGTTGCGATTAATGAGCCAGGATCAGGATACACAGACCCACCAGCACTTACATTTGTAGATGGTTGCAATAATGGTTATGGTGCTGGAGGTTATGTTCGTATTAAAGATGGATCAGTTTCAGATGTTGTAATTACAGATGGTGGTCAAGAGTACATACCAAACACAACGGAGACTGACATGGATGGAAACGTGAAAGAGGTAATTCCAAATCCAAATGAAAACTATTCTGGTGAAACATCATATGTGACTACATTATCAGATCTTGTCGTTGAGAACGCTGGTTTTGGTTATGAACCAACTGATACAGCCACAGTCGTAGGTGGTGTTAAAGATGCAGAAGTTGAATTAAAAGTTGTGGATGGTAGAATAGTAGGAGCTAACATCGTAAATGCTGGATTTGGATTCACTCGAATACCAAAATTAAGAATAAATAGTGATACAGGAGCGTTAGCAAGATTATCACCAGTTCTTAAATTCTCTAAAGTTGATGATGCAGCTCAGGTTGCTGACATAACTCCAGACGCTGTTGTAACCGTAATTGATTGTATAACAAAGTAAAAAAATGGCAGATTTATCCCCCAAAGATGGAAAAAATTATGAAACTGAGGTACATGAGAGGTACGTCTGTTCTAATGGTGACATGGATGGCATACACGGTATGTCAAACTTTCAAGTCTTAACGCAAGATGCTCAATGTATGGGATTTTATGCCTCATGCGGACATGGGCAAGGCGGTCAAGGTGGTCGTGGAACTGGTAAGTTTGTATTAAACACACCAGGCATGGAAATGCATGTTGTTGGAAAGGGATTAAAAGTTCGAGATGAAGGTGACACGACTCAACTTCCAGCACATCAAACCATCGCTCAAAGAGGTGATATTTTTCAAGTGTGTGAAAACGGTGATGTTGTAATTCGAGCAAGAAATATTATTCTTGAGGCAAATGGTGCTGGTAATAAAGATGGACAAATAATGATTAATGCAAATAGATTATGTGATATTAAAGCACCAGATATCAGAGAACAATGTGAAAAAAAAGTTGAAAGAGCGACACAGGAAATTGATATTCAAACAAATTTAAAAAAAGAAAAAACAAATTTTAACTTAGGATTTAATAGTGCTGACATAGATTTTGGTGCAAATATCAAAACTATGATAAATCAAATCAATACAGAATTACCAAAGGCAGGCGAAAAATTAAACGCAATTAAGAAAAAAGGAGAAGAATTACTTCCTAAAGTAGAGGAAAAACTTGAACAAGCTGTAGAAATTATTGGAAGTCCCGAAGCTGCTAAACTTATTAATAATTTGGAACAGACAGCTCAAGATATTGGTAAGCAACTTGAAGAGTCAGGAGTAATTGAAAACGTAAAAAAAGAAGCAGAAGAATTACAGAATCGATTGGGTGGAATATTCAATGATCTTGAAGAACAAACTAAAAAGATTGCAACTCCCGATAGTAAAAAACTTAAAGAGATTGAGAAAAATCTTGAGGATACTGCGAAGAAATTTGGAGAAAAATTCGGAGGATTTATTTAATGTCAAACTCACCAAGACAACAAGTAGATAAGATAGTCGTAGGAACATTTGATACCTCACAGGAAATTAATACAAAGGATCAATCACCAACTGGAACTCTTGTCGCAAATGGCCCTGTTGTATTTGGAAATGTAAAAGAGTTTGGTAATGATTATAAAGCAGAATTAAATATAAGTTCAGATTCCTGTGAGCAAATACCATTTGATCAACAACCAAAATTAGATGTTAAATTAGCACTTAATTCTGATGGTAATGTTAAAATTAATGGTGACACTAAAACTGCATTTGCTTTTGATGTCACTGGAGATACTCTATTAACTGGTAATGAACATATTACAGGTAAGGTTACAACAGATAGTACAATTAATGCTGTTGGAAATATTAACGGTGGATCGGTAACTGACTCTGGTGGAAACACGCTTTCTGCTAAAAAAGATTTTGATATAATTCACCCAACAAAAGAAGGATGGAGATTAAGACACGTTTGTTTGGAAGGGCCAGAAGCTGGTGTTTATTATCGAGGCAGACTTAAAGGTTCAAATATAATTGAACTACCATCGTATTGGAAAGGTCTTGTTGATGAAAATACCATCACGGTTCAACTGCAATCAATCGGAAAACATCAAAATTTGGTGGTTGAAAGTTTTAACAATGAATATGTGGTGATTGAAATTGGTGCAAATCAAAATTTTTTAACAAATGAAATTTTAATTGATTGTTTTTACCATGTATATGGTGAAAGAAAAGATGGTGAAAAACTAATTCCAGAGTATGAAGGAACGAGTATTGATGACTATCCTGGCGATAATTCACAATACACACATAATAAATAAGGTTCATAAATAAAACAGAAGAAAATTTGTACATAGCCCAATAAGATGCCTCTTTCAAGACTGGAGAATTTTCTAAAGAATATTCAAGGTAATGTTATCTACGTTGATCCCAATGAATTGGATGC